CAATGTATTACAAGAGACTCAAGATCTATAGACAAGGTGGATTCAATATACGTGGCAAGCAATTGGAAGAGCCCAAGAGTGAGTTTACTCAGGGAAAGTGTCTGTTTTTATAATCTGACTAATTAATAAATGTCGGGTGCATTAATACAACTCGTTTCTAAGGGGGTGCAGGATGCGTACATCATAAGTGACGAAGGACATTCCTTTTTTCGTACGAAGTTTACACGTCATACGAATTTTTCTCAAGCTCCCAAATACATTAAGACTGTCACTACCACAGATACGTCTATTACGATACCTGTTCTCGGTGATATCATAAACGGTATTTGGTTTGAGTCAGTTAATAGAAACGCGAACATATCTTCAAATCTTTTCTACAACTCTACAATTTCTCTTTTTATTGGTGGACAAAAAATAGATTCTCAACATTATGATTATTTCTCTGATATATGGACGAATTATCTGGCTGATACATACACAAAGGGACAAGAATTAAACAACAAGACATCTACATCATGTCACGTTTTCCTCCCTCTCCACTTCTTTTTCTGTGATCACAAAGCGTTTTTGCCTCTCATATCTCTCCAGCATCATCAAGTTGAGATAAAGATAGACTTTGACGAAACAAACCTAGCTGGTCTAGATGTAGCGGAGAAATCAGCAAAAGTGTATGGTAATTATATCTATTTGGACAAGGATGAAAGAGAAACTTTCACAAAAAAGCAAATGGATTTTGTAGTAACCCAAGTCCAAGGATTTAAGACCGAGTTACTTACTGTTACAAATAACAATACTGATGTAGGTGGTCACAATCGTATTGATCTTTCCAACTTTAATCACCCAGTGAAATCATTATTTTGGGGATTCAACGCTTCAAGTGAAGATTTTGCTAATGATCGTTTTACCTTTTTAGAAGCTGATTTACAAATTAATGGTACACATTTACTTGAAAAAATGACCCCAGTCTACTTTCATACCGTTCAAAATTATTATAAATCTTCTTATGGACACTCAGATTTTATTCCAGACACTGAGGTACTTTTCAACACCAGATATTTCGCGTATCACTTCTGTCTAAATGCTTCTGAATATAACCCCTCAGGAACCCTAAACTTTAGTCGCATAGATAACGCAGTCTTGTCTCTTAATGGTGTAGAAAAGGGAAACCTTAGACCAGATGGTCAAGAACTCTTCGTATATGCCGTGAACTATAATGTGTTAAGAATCCGTAATGGACTTGCTGGAATTTTATTCGGTAACTAATGTATAGATGGGCAGAACAGTACGTTTCGATCAGATTTTCGTCACGAGTCTAGACGCTGCACCACGAGAGACCGACGTTCTAAGTGGTCTTGCCAGTATTGATGCTGGTGAAATTACAGCAGATCAGGTTCAAGTTGCGAATCTAACTATTACCAATAAGGTTACTGCGAATGTAGAAAGTACGGAGTTCACTGGTCTTACCAATGTCTTCCGTTTCACGGCGACACAGGTTGGTATAGGCACTGATAACCCAATTAACGAATTTCAATTGGGTTCAGATAGTGTGATTATGAATAGAAATTTACAAGATTTGGTTACCATTCAGGGTAACACAGTTTCAACAAACTTATTTGCGACCAGTACTCTGAAGACAACGAATGATAAATTTGTTGCGGATGCTAATGCTTCAAATGTTTTGAAAATTACGGGTAATACTTTTTCTACAAATGCGACTATAGGTACACACCTTTTGGTTGGTAACGAGGCAGCGAATGATGGTTCTAATATAGCCGTGTTTGAAAAGGGTAATGTTGTTGTTAGAGATGGCTTCTTGAGAGTATTTGGTGATGTTGATATCACCGGTAACTTGGCAATCACAGAGATTCCAGATTATACGAGTGTTAATAATTTGGTCGTCTCCAATGCCGTTATACAGATGGCATTCGGTAACAATGGAACATATGATATGGCTTTACTTATGAAAGATGTAGATGAAAAATCTAATATATTTTTTGGGTACACACATGCCGGAGATAAGATGAGACTCTCTAGAACATATGGTGGCCCCACAACAGCGACGTTTGATTCCATCTTAGATACTTCTAACACTGTAAATCTTCATGTGTATGGTGACATATATACACAAAACAATGTGGGTATCGCAAATTCTTCACCAACTTTATCACTTTCAGTTGGTTCAAATGTACACATAGATGACACAGCTACTACATCTAGTAATGTATTATACGCAAATGGTTTCGGGTTCTTTGAGGGTTTACGAATTGGTGATAGTGGACTCACAGTTGGTAGCTTGATTACCTTAGACGCCGATGCAGCTATACCTATGGTTGTATCATCAAAAATTCAATCCCAAGGTTTACAGACAACTGGAGTAGATGCGAACGGGGAAGGTATACCATCTGGTATAGCAAATACAAATTCAACAAATATGTTATCAATTGGTGATAAGATATTTATCAACACAGATTCTGCTAATCTTATAACGGTTCTCGGTAATACAGCGACGGGTCGTCTCATCACAGAATCTATTCTAGTCCAAGATTTCATTGAGGTTGAGGGTGAATCTGGTATTTCATCCGCCGCGAATGTAATTATTCATGGTGATATAAATGGTGAAGATTCTGTGTCAAATACTTTAAGTCTTCGGTGTGGTCCTCTTACAGCAAACATAAGTGCTATTGAACTCAGTGGTGCGAAAACATCGGCGAGTCATCAAACGGTTGTTTTTAAAACTAAAAACACTGAGAGAATGCGAGTCGCATCTGGTGGAAACGTTGGTATATCCAACACTGAACCAGATGAACTTTTGACACTCGGTGGTAACCTGAAACTCATTGAAAGTAACACGGCTATATTCGGAAACGACACAAACTTCTTAAAGATTTTTACTGATATAACAAATAACCAAACAAGAATCCAAAATCGTGTAGGAAGTGGTAAGGGTCTGAACTTTTACACTAGTACCACGGATACTATGGGTACACCAAAACTCACGATCCTTGAGTCAAGTAACGTGGGTTTGAATACGATAAATCCAGAAGGTCTTTTACATACAAATGGTGGAACCGTGTTTATCAATGATCAAGTTACACATAGGGGTGGTGTAAGTCATTTGGATACACCCATGGTTGTTACAAATACAACCACTATTGTGGGAACTTCAGACTTTAAGAATGTTCTTCAACTTTCACGTGAGGGTGGTACATCTGGTCAACACGCGGTTAGAGGTATGTTTACGATGGGTAAACATGCACTTACGGGGAGTGATGGTTCCGGGACTTCACGTTCCCAATTAAACTTATCCCTAGCGAGTGACAATTATTCCACCCAAGGACATATTATGACATGGAGAAGTGATAAGCGTGTAGGTATAGGTACCACTCGACCCACCTCACACCTTGAAATAGTCACAACCGGTATAGGAAATCCAACAACTAATGGTGTACTGGTTCATAGTGAAGAGATTAACAATTCCGCGGATGATGCAATTGTAGCTATGCGATCAGATACTTTAAATTCAAACTCATTTGCTTCGTTTATTCAAGCTGATGGTATCACCGGTAACCCTACTGGTTATTCTATGGGTGTAACTGCTTCGGGTGGTGATTTTAGACTCACCAAAAATCCAAGTGTAATTAACGATTCAACTAATACTCGTATATTCATTGATGGCGCCACAGGGAATATGGGTGTAGGCACTGACGCCCCCCGAGATAAGCTTGAAGTGAACGGAAATGTAATTGTAGGGACGAAACTTTCATTCTCTGGGAGTGTTACAGATGAACTTGGTAACGCGTTTATACAAGATAGACTATATGACGTGGTTCGTGGTAAGTCTGAACTTCTCATATTTAAGGGTAATGACTCCAAGAATATTGCTGGCCCCGATAGAATTCGTTCAGTTGCAGCCGAGCACGTTTTCCAGATTTACGATGATGTCACTGGACTTACACAAGGTGAAATTGCGGGTGTTGTAGATGGCGGAGGTTCTACAGCTGTGAGATCACTCACATTAACGAACAATGGTGTGTGCGCTATTGGTGAATTGTCACAATCAGAGGTTGATAGTCTCGTACCAGGAGGTGCGACTCTAGATTCGGGTACACGTCTATTTGTGAAAGGTGGTGTTCAGTTTGCTCAAAATCAAAAGCTTAAGTTTGGTAAACTTGATGTTTACACAGCTGTTGGAGCTTCAACTCTCAATATTATTGATAGTTTAGATACAACTGATATTTCATTTAGACAAAATGATACTGAATACGCTCGATTCAAAAATATAGGTCGAATTGGTTTTGGTACTAATTCACCAGACACTAATGTACACGTGTATTCCAGTTTAACTACTGACGTGGATGTTCTCAAACTTGAGAGTCCTGCGAATTCTGGAACTAAAAAGGCGGGTATAAGTCTAACAACAGATAGCGGTAAGGGTGGATATATAAGAGGTTTCAGTGACTCCACCCATTCCGTACATGGTACAGTGATAGGTGCTGTAAATGGGGGGACGGAGGGGGATGGTATTCATATAATACACACTTCAAATGTTGGTGTGGGAACCGTAAACCCCAGTGAACACTTCACTGTTTACAATGGTACAGCACGCTTAGAGCATGCAACGAGCAATGCCATCCTAGAATTTAAGACAACTGGTGGTGTTTCTAATATCTATGGAGATCACACGGGTAATGTCTTTATTGATCCAGTGAGAAGTTTAGTAGTAAAGAGTGACACTGAAATTAATGGTGATCTTCAGATTGATGGTAAGATTGATTTGGGTAATCAGGTAGCTGTAGATTTAGGTGGTTCAGATGCAACCACAGCATTACACGTTGGTGGTGGATTTATCTCAGGTTCAAATGAAGTTGGTTGTAAGCGATACTCTAAAAGTTTTACATTGGGATCCACAGCAGCTAAAAGTGTCCGTTTATACTTCGCTGATGGAGGTAGCCCTGAAAAGATGCCAGCTTTTTATGCCAAAATTGTTGCGATGCTCAGAAAAACGGATGGTTCTGCTGTTCGTGACATGAGTACAATGGTCTTGGAGATTCAAGGTGGATCACATGATGGAACGACGAATAGTAGTTTAGACGACGAGATAACCGTGGGTACAAAGAATTTATTCGGTGGTGATTCAGATTTCCCATGGAGTCCAAATATTACTGTGGGGAAGAAAGGTGTATTACTTACACCCCACGACGTTGGATCGGGTAGAATATACAAATACGATATTCACGTAGAACTTATAACCGCATCCTTATCTGGTACACACACCGGTGGATTCTTAAAAGATATCAAAAATAATGTCAATGTCGGACAAGTTGATAACTTCGGTGCTGGTCAAAATATTGCGTCTTTCACGTATTAACTTTACTACGAGGGAATACCTCGCGGTAGAATCAACAATTACGCCCTGATGGCGTCGGATATAGCTAAGGCGATAACTCCGGCAATGAAAGCTATCACGATGTAATTTAATTCACTTTCTTCCAAACCAAGCTGAGTCTTCTCAGGCTTACCAACAGACTTCTGTTGTGGCTTCGGAGGATCCAATTCCTCCAAAGGATAGTAAGCTATCATTTATATACGTTTAGAGATTAATTTCCTTTTTTGCCTTCCTTCCCCTGGTACGCCTCGTCTTGGTTGTTGTCACATTAACTTCCTTGACCTCACCACCAGTGGAGTCACCCGAAATAGAGATGATGTCGGAGATATCATCGTCATCTTCCATCTGCTTATCAGTCGCCGAAATGGCAGTGGTGTTCATAGGAGGTGCTGGGGGCATCATGATACCACCCATTAGACTGGAGATGTCTATACCAGGTCCCTGCATCTGGTAATCACCAGTTCCACCAACCGGAGCCTCAGTTGCGGGACCGTCAGTTTGGCGAGTGGTATTCTGAACAGCACTCATCATATTCTTCACTAGGTCTGGGTTCTGCTTGATGACGTCGTTCATATTGGGCATTATTGATTTGAACATAGAGTTCGTGAGGTGGAACATCATAGCTGAACCACCAAGCATCATGATCAGCTTGATCTCGGGAGCAACCGAAATCTTGGATCGGTACTTAGCATACAACTCTTCAAAGACTCCGTCATAGTCGTCAACATTCTCCATGATACTTTCGGACCATCCCTCCAACTGAATCTCAAAGGGGTTATATCTCTTATTGAGAAACTCGAGACCTGTTACACAGGCCACTAACATTCTTCGTGAGAAACGAATCGACTGCTCAACATCTATACTATACGTAATCCTCTTAACCTCAGATCTAAGTTCATCAACATTTGAGTAAGCGTTGAGTCTCTTGTTTACAGTGAAACCCTTCTTCTCCAGGCGTCCCAATTTGTTGATAAGATCAGCCTTCTCCTCATCAATTGAACCGTACCCCTTCGTAGGTTTTTCATCCTCCTGTCCTGGACCCTGGTCACCACCATAATCATCAGCATCGTCAAAAAAATTGGCATCTTCATCACCATAGTCAATCTCTTCATCCGGGGCCGAAGCATTTTGGTGAGTCTGTTTGTTAGGGTTTACGAAGGCGTCCATACTTTCCTGTTGCTGTGCCATTTGAGGTGGGTTGTAACTGGGTCTAGTTGGTCTAGGTACACGCTGAGGGCGGGGGGCGGAAATCTCAATCTCATCCATGATGGCCTGCTCATCTGCATCCAATTTCATAACACTGGTATTTCCTCGATCGATTACGATCTCTTCGTCCATCTACTCTCTATGTAGAAACTAAAAAAATTACCTTTAACGCAGTTTAAAAAAATATTGGTTCATTATAAATGTTCTCCTCTCTCAATCGTGTCAGCCGTAATGCTCTCACCATGATTGTTATTCTTCTCTTGGTCATATCTGCTCTCGGGGCTCTTAAGTCCAGTACAAGCAGTAAGTATACACCCATTACCACCAAAACTTCCAATGATGGTTCCGTCTTCGATCTCCCAGTCGAACTCGAGTGTACCGCTGGTTCTGGTAAGAAAGGTGGCCCTTACGCCAAGGGTTTAACTCCAGGGGGTGTTTGTGGTGCCCAAAAGTTGGTCTCCGCGCAAGCTGGTGGTTATGAAATCACAGATGGAATTGGTGGATCTTTAATCTAAGCTAATAATATATGGCGCTCATCACAGCCCCTACACAGTTGATTCCAGACCTTCAACACGAATACCACACCGTGACTATTGATTCAATTGGACAGACTACTGCCAATACTTTCACTTGTCATCTTCAACAACCATTGAAAAATGTTGTACAGGCTAAATTGTTAGCTGCTAGAATTAACACCACCACAGCGACTAAACACTGTTACCTTTCCATTGAGGAGCTTGACAGTATTTTCACGGAGCGTGCTTCTAATGAACCAAATGGTCAAGCGTCTAGGAGTGTTGTTCGTAATTCTTTCGCTAGTATTGTTGGTGAAGGTACTGCGACATTTCTTTACAAAGATAACTATTCATTAGTGACTCAATATGTGAACCCAATTCGCAGCATTGACCGTTTCACTGTTAATATTCGTAATCAAGATGGCACCCCAATTGTGCCATCAAGTCCTGCTAAGGATAATTTTTTAATAATTCGTTTCGTGTGTAGAAAAGCCAACCTGTAATTTTCTCCTTTTACTATAGTATACCATGTCCCCAGGTATTGTTCAATTGATGGCAGCCGGCGCTCAGGATGAATGGATCGTAGGTGATCCCCAAGTGTCGTTTTTCAATTCAACTTTCAAAAGGCATGCTAATTTCTCACAATCCGTCGAAAAGCAAACAATCCACGGAGCGGTGAGAAACAACTCGTTATCCAGTGTTCAATTTGAACGATCTGGTGATCTTTTAGGTCATGTATATTTCACTATAGATAATAATACAACCGCCCTCGATTCCCAAAGGTGGGATAATATTATCGAAAGCGTTGAGCTCTTAATTGGGGGATCCGTTATCGATAAACAAGATGCTGTATTCACAGAAAACATTGCCGTGGATACTTTTGCCACAAATGTATCGAAGAGTGCTCAAGGTACCCACCCAGGTATATCTGCTCGGTCCTTTTTTTACCCTCTTAGATTTTTCCATTGTGAAAGTCCTAGTCTAGCTATCCCGATCGTTGCATTAAACTACCATAATGTGGAGATTAGGATTAATTGGGCATCCCAAGCTGCAAACTACAATGTAGAATGTTACGCTAATTATTACTATCTCGACACTGAAGAGCGTGGAAATATTGCTTCTCGCACCCATGATCTTCTCATCACCCAAGTACAAAAAAGTATTCCATCCGGGACAAAGATGCAAGAACTCACATTCAATCATCCTGTGAAATACCTGGCATCTTCTAACACTACAACTAATAGCGCTCTCACATCACCCACAAACAAAATCAAGTTGAATGTTAATGGTGTAGATTTGGCCAACTATCGTTGGGGTAAACCTCATTTCATTGATGTCAGTCACTATTATCACACTAACTTTGTGACATCGCCAGATTTCTTCTTGTACCCTTTCTGTATTTCCACAAGTTCCCTTCAGCCCACAGGAACTCTAAATTTCAGTCGTCTAAATACAGTCAAACTCATGAGTGAGTCTATGAACATCCTAGACCCTATATATGCCGTGAATTATAATATCCTCCGGGTTCAAAATGGCCTCGCGGCGCTCCTCTATGCGAATTAAAATGCCATTGTATATTAAATGGTCAAGAACTTGCCGACGGTGGAACGTTCCACCAAGATTAGGTTCGGTAAAAACTGTACCAACGACCAGGCAGAAAACACGATCGTGTTCAATGCGACTGAGGGGGAAATTGATACACCCTTTTCAGATTCCGTGTATATAACACCTCTACGTTTACGTACGGATCTATCTGATAGAAATATTAGTGTGTTGGCTTACAATCAAGTCACCAAGGAAATGATGGA